TCATTATTCTTATGAATTGATCAATAATCAATTGCGACTTTATCCTACTCCGAGCTATTGGGGCCTGGGAGACCTGGATCGCATTTGGTTTAAGTTTTATGTTGAAGGCAACGCGTGGGAACCCGCGACAAATTATTCTGGCAGCATGGACGGCATTAATAATCTTAATACAGTGCCGTTTGGTAATATTCCCTATGGCAATATTAACTCTATGGGCAAACAGTGGATTAGAAAATATTCATTGGCTCTCTGCAAGGAGATGTTAGGACAGATTAGAGGAAAATTCACTACAATGCCGATTCCGGGTGAAACTGTGACATTGAACCATTCAGAACTCCTATCACAGGCCAAGGAAGAGCAAACAGAACTAAAAGAAAAGCTTAAAGAAATGCTTAAAGAGGTGGAATACACAGAGCTTGTTAAAATGGACAGCGAAAAAGCTGAAGCAGCCGCAACTACATTTAAAAACTCTCCTCTTCCAATTTTTGTAGGATAATAACCGATGGCAGACAATAAATGGAAAAGGCCGCCTGCACCACCACCTCCTTTATTTCTAGGAAAAAAGGAACGAGATCTTGTAAAGCAAGTTAATGACGAATTAATTGAAAAAGTCATTGGCCAACAGATCTTATATTATCCCGTCGACTTAGAAACCACCAATTTTCACCCATTATATGGAGAGGCAATAGAAAAGACCTATTTGCCTCCTGTCCGCGTATATGCATTGGTTGAATTTACCGACTATGTGACCGAATACATGGAAGGCGCAGGACTAGACAAGTTATGGGAAATTTCCGTGCATTTTCACCGCAGAAGACTTACCGAAGATCAAAATTTAGAAGTCCGAGAGGGTGATTTTGTATTATATGGTGATTTCTTTTATGAAATAGTAAAACTGTCCGAACCAAAAAAGCTTTTTGGACAAGTTGATCATAGTTTTGAAATCTCTGCTACTTGCAAGAGAGCTAGAAAGGGGTTATTCGATGCTACCTGATAACTTTACTTTTGCGATGTTGCCAACGGGGTCAAATTCGACATTTTCTCTCAAAGAAATAGGAATGTTGGAATCTACAATCGAAACGATTGATTATGCCATGATGTCATGGCTAAAAGAAGATCTACAGTTAAGCACTACTACTAACGAAGGCTTTTTGCAGCCGCCCATTTTATGGCAAGCACCCGAACGCTCCTTTCAGATTAAAAATGAAAAGTCATTGCGAGATGACGCTGGAGCCTTAAAGCTCCCCTTGATAAGCTTAGAAAGAACGGGTATTACTAAAGATCCAGCTCGGAAAGGTTCTTTTCAAGCAAATCTTTATTCAAAAAACAAAAACGGAAGATCGGGCCGACTTATTTTAGCAAAAAGAATCGTACAAGACAAAACAAGGAATTTTGCGGTTGCATCGGGTACTCGCACCAATACGGATGCCGCCCGACAGAGAAACTATCCGAGAATAAACAAAAAAATCGTAATTCAGACCTTATCGATTCCTATCCCAGTATATGTTCAAGTCGGCTATAAGATTATGCTTAAATCTGAATACCAGCAACAAATGAACGATATGATAGCTCCCTTTATAGCTCGCACAGGCCAAATTAATGCCTTTGTTATGAAGAGAAATGGCCATTTATATGAAGCTTTCATTGATCAAGGCTTTACTCACACCAACAACGTTAATAATTTAGCGGAGGATATGCGCATGTTTACAAGCGAAATTACCATCAATGTTTTGGGCTATTTGATCGGAGAAGGCGCAAGTGATGACAGGCCTATCGTTAGAATTGATGAAAACACGGTAGAAATCACATTTCCCAACGAAGGACCGGTGCCCGCAGGGAACACAAACCTCTTTGGAAAGAGTTCCTGAACTCAACCTCCATTTTTATTGTATGTTCAGGAGCTTTTTGAGTTTAGAAATACTATTTAATTAATGATTGCAATAGAGTACATTTCGACTCAAAGACGTTAAAGAGGAAAAAACAATATGTCAGTAAAAAGATTTAAATTTGTATCTCCCGGTGTTTTTATAAATGAAATTGATAATTCATTTATTCCCAAATCGGCTGAAGAGATTGGTCCCGTAGTGGTGGGCCGCGCGCGCAGAGGGCTCGCAATGCAGCCGATTAAGGTACAGTCTTATTCACATTTCGTGGAGATGTTTGGAGATACCGTTCCCGGTAATGGCGGCGGCGATATTTATCGTGAAGGTAATTATCAATCACCCATGTATGGAACGTATGCCGCGAAGGCCTTTTTACGCTCTAATGTAGCTCCTCTTACATATGTGCGTCTCTTAGGACAGCAGGACTCTAATCCGACCACCGCTGGCCAAGCCGGCTGGGCAACTCAAAATAACCCCGCCATCGCGCAGGCCAGCAATGGCGGCGCATATGGCTTGTTTATTTTTCCAAGTGGTTCCACAGTGATGCCCACAGATGCATCTGACAAGGCCAGCGGTGGTGCTAGCACCGGAACAGGATCCTTGGCTGCAATTTGGTATTTAGATGAATCTTCCGGAGCAGATATTCAGTTGAGTGGGACTGTTTTTGGAACTCACCCTGGAATGTCAGATGGCAAAAGCGCAGCATCCACGATGCATGCCGTCAGTGGCGGTGTCGGGCTCTTGATTGAAACGGATTCTAATAAACTATTCACAGTTGTGATTTCTGGGACTGGAAGTGGCGAAAAAATTAAGTTTGGATTTGATGATACAAAAGAAACCTTTATTCGGAAGCGCTTTAATACCAACCCACAACTCACAAGTACCGGTGGAGCTTTATATCCTGCCGGCGCAAGAAAAGTTTATTGGCTTGGGGAGACGTTTGAACAGCAACTTCGAAGTGGCGTAGGTTCATGCCCTGGACCATCATCTGGCAAGCCTGGATCCCCTGGTCTTACCGGGAGTGGTCAAAATCTCACAAATGTTGCGCTAATCGGAGCCATTTTGCCGCTTGCCTTAAGTGGAACAGCGGGCACCGGTCCGCAGAATGTAAAGAGCCAAGCTTCTAGAGAGGCAATTGCTGGTTGGTTTATTGCACAAGATCTCGGTGCTGCAGCAAGTTATAATGCTGAAAGTATGCAAAAGCTCTTTAGATTAAAGGGCCGCGGCCATGGCGAATGGTTACACAAGAACATTAAAGTATCTATTCAAGACATTAGAACCTCGACAGCCGCTGGTTATGATTATGGATCATTCTCTGTGGTCTTACGCTCAATCAGCGATTCTGATAATGATGTTCAGGTAATGGAGAGATTCGATGGCTGTACTCTCGATCCGACTTCTCCCAACTTCGTTGCACGAAAGATTGGAGATCAGTATCTCAAGTGGGATACTACCCAAAAGAGATTACGTCGATACGGTGAATATGCCAATCTTTCCAAGTTTGTTTATGTTGAAATGAACTCTGATGTGGAAGCAGGTGCGACAGATCCGCTCTATCTCCCCTTTGGTTATTATGGTCCCCCCAAGTGGACCAATGTCATTAACATCGGGGCTTCGGATGCTACACGCGTGGCTCAAGGTCCAATTACCGGTGGGGCCGGCGGTCTCAGATCATCCACCGTCTGGAACAACACAATTATGTTTGGAAGTGTCTATGCAATGACTTCCTCGGGCCAAAATGGCACCATTCCCACGGGCCCGAGCCTCGCAGGAAATATGGGAATCAACTCTACGGGTTCACTGCTTACAACCGGTTCAGCCCGTATTGGGCAGATTTCTGCATCCTTGTCTTTCCCAACCGACCTGTTACGGGCTTCAGCATCCGATGGTGGAATGTCTGACCCAACCAATGCATATTTCGGGTATCTAACGACACGAGATGCCACAAGCACACGCTTTGATGCAAGTTGCGCAGATTCTCATAGACTGCTCTTCTCGGATTTCCCCGATGATCCTACAATCGGCGCCATCCGCGCTACCGCCCTTAAGGGTTGCGATGGATGGGGGTATGTCTTTAGCTTGGATGATATTAAGAAAGATAGCTTAGATATTTATGCTTATGAATCAGGATCCCGAGCCAAAGAGACTAGTGTAACAAGCGCATCCTATGCAGACTTGCTTAACCAGGGCTACAATCGCTTCACGGCACCTTTGTGGGGCGGATTTGATGGGCTTAATATTAACCTTCCCGATCCGCTATACAATGCCGGAATGACTGTTGGAAGCTCCACCGAGAGAAATAGCTCAATTTATTACACATACAAGAGAGCTATCGACACAGTGGGCGATCCCGAATATCTGGATATGAATCTGTTGGCGGTC